CACTTCAGGCGCGCGTCAATGATTGGCAAGTATTCTTTTTGTTGCTCCATCAAGATGCAGTAAAAACCCTCTAGGATTGCGGCTGCACCCGTTGTGCCACTTCCACCAAACGGATCAAGGATCACCGATCCTTTTTGGCCACCAATCAAACGACAGCACCACTGCATTAGTTTCAAAGGCTTGACGGTTGGGTGAATGTTGCGCACCTCATCAGCAGTACGACCGGCACCCGCGCGCGGATTGTTCAAACCTGCGGATCCTTCTTTGCGGTTTACAGTATCCGCACCGCTTTTGCTATCAAGATGATCAAGACCTTGCTCTCTTTCGGATCGTGATGCCTTTGCGCATTGATAGAGGTTTGCGGGCCAACGGCCTTGTGTATTTTCAACAAAATCCCCACTTGTTTCATCATCGATCTGCAATGAAAATGGAGATCCTGTTTTTGTGAGCCTTGATCCCGTCTGTTCTTGAGGCCCAACCCAACAAGGATCGCCATAACCAAAACGACAATCATCTATATTGAGCGCACCCGTACCATGCTTCAAGACATTTTGTGCAATCGTCAAACCATCCTCAAGCGGTTTGCGAAGCAACAAAGCAGGTTCAACAGCGGGTTTGAGTGCAGTGCCAAAACCGGCCCATTTTTGCGCGTCCTGTGTTGCGGGTTTTGTAATATCCCATGATCCATTTGCACAATTCGGAGTGCTTACACTTCTTTGGCCCCAATTCTTTTCAGTACCAACAACCTCACGCACCGCACCCGCATCTTTATCGATCGCTTTGCTTATATCGTGCGACTTTGGAAAGCCCGAAAAATAACACCAATGCAGCATATCGCGAATATGAAACCCGCCTTTTTGTGCAGCCATGCCCAATGCGCAAACGGTACGCGTTGAGGAGAATGCAATCATGTGCCCGCCATGTTTCAACACGCGAAAACACTCAGCGAAGAAGTTATGGCAAGGCACAGCGGCATCCCACTCTTTGCCCATAAAGCCCGAAAGATTGCGGCCTTCCTCGATGTCCGCCCATGTTCTCGCGATACCATCCGGTGACATTCCGTAAGGCGGATCGGTTACAATGGCGTCAATACTGTTCGATTGTAGCTCTTTTAATTTTTCCATGCAATCACCGTACATCACCTCACCGCAAAGATCAAGATCCTTAATATCGATCTCCTCTTTTGGTTCTTCTTGGCTATCAAATACAGGCTCAAAGAATCCATCAAGATCCGATTGGTTCCAACCCAGATCCTCCATATCTTCCGCACTCAGTGCAAGATCATTGATGATGCGATCTAGCTCATCGTTATCCCAATCCGCGATCTCACCGATCTTGTTATCCGCAAGCGCGAGCATTTTTGCATCAGCAGGATCAAGATCAAGGTATCGCACAGGAACCGTATCAAGACCCAATTGCTTTGCCGCTTTAAGGCGCGTATGACCCGCAATAACCATCTTGTCTTCTCTTCTTGCTACGATGGGCGCACCAAACCCAAAACGCTTGATACTGGTAGCAACTTTATCCACAGATTGATCATTCAATCTTGGATTTTTATCCCAAGGCACAAGATTATCGATGCTCTCCCATACGGCGGCAACCTCTTCTTTTTTCATTTGGCACCTCTTCTGAGGTATTGGTCACATGCAATCCGCACAATCTCACCAGCACTCACACTGTTTTTCTGTGCAATCTCTTTTATTCTTGCCAGCATCTCAGCCGGAAACACAACCGGCAACGCCGGCGATCGTGTTCCTTTTGTCTTTTTGGCGTATCCGCCAACACTCAAAATCTTGTTATCCATTTGGTAACTCCTCAAGGGCTGTCATGCCCAAACCAGTGTAAAACCGTAATGCACGAGCAACCGCCCGCGTCTCACTTATCCGTATGTATGCGCTTGCAACCTTCTTGCCGCATGTAATCTGATCGGCATCGCCGTACGCTTGATACTCACCACGCTCACCAAACACGCGCGCCTTGACAAGACAAAACCCCGCCTCACGATCATGTTCGATGAGATCGGTTTCTATGTTCCTCAATCCGTTTCGATGGGCTAGCCACAACAAGCCAGCAAAGAGGATGTATTCTTTACCTTGAAGGTTTGCGATGTGCTTATTTGCGCGTAACATATCAAGATAGGTGATCGGTTCGCAACTGTCACCTTGCATGGGTATGTGATCCTCACACACAAAGTACGCGCGACCGCTCACAATAACCTTGTACTCAGCGGGTGAGCTACATTTGCAGCATTTCATTGCTCACCTCCCGCAAAATATGCGGCCATATCTTCGAGATCTTGCTCACTCATTTCAACGGTTTGTGCTTTCATTTGCTCTTCAAATTGGATACCTAAAATCACCCAACCATTTGCAACCCATTGCGCAATCGCGCTGGCTAGGTATTTAGGATCATCGGTGTTGATGCTATCGGTTACTACTTGATCGGTGTCTTGATTTTGAAATGTTATGTGGATCCAGTTTTCCATGTTGTCCTCTTTTTGTTGGGGTTGTTGTGTTGTTGTTTATATACTAATAACATGATTATAGTATATTGTACAAAAATAATCAAAAATAAATAAAAAAAGAGCGGAACACGGGAGAGGACAACAATAACAACAACAACCAAATCCCGTGCCCGCAAATTTTTATTATGGGTGCGAATAATCCGCAATCATGCGCTTGATATACCTCTCCAAAAGATCATCAGCGTCCATTTGATGCCGTCTTGCAATGAGTGTCAATTGATCATATTGCTCTTTGCTCAAAGTGATCCTTACGCGTGTATCAGCTGACTTTTTATCTGTTTTGTATTCATACTTTTTTGGCATCGGTAATCCTTTTCACTAAGTCGTTTATATCATATTTTGGTAACGATTCCCAAAGCTCTTCAAGATTATTTGGTTTTCGCTCCCATCTTTTGCGCGTCTCTTCTGATGGTTTAAGATCCGCAATCAATACTTGTGCATGCTCTTGCCCGCGCAAAGGCACAGCAAATCGAACATGTGCAATCTTGCCCTGTAGTTTTTCGATGCGTGCCAAAACTTGCAACCAAGATCCCATCTTGAAAATACATGTATCTCCAACCTCATACATTGTATCGCCCTCCTTTGTTGGGGCCATGACCAAACGGGCACACATAATTAAAAATTATGGCATCAAAAACTTTTAGATCCTCATGTTTTTTGATCTCCTCGTGCATCTCTTTTGTGATTCTTCCATCATCGATCATGGTCTTTATTTCTTTGTCTATTTCCACAAAATCCATATCATGACGTTTGCATAATGCACCCCAAATGCCTTTTACACCGCCTTCATCCACTAATGCCAACGCTTGCGACTTCTCAAGACTCCTGATGGCTTCTTGGCTATCTTTTTGCGCGCTTGCAAAATCAATCGTAAGCACAGATCTTGCATACTTTCTCGCTTTTGATTCCGATAGCTTTCCGATTGGCTCTCTTCCGATCCAACTTCTCAAGCCTTGCACCCATCCACGGCCACGAAAAAGGCTGTGCTTGTTATTATCTCTTATAAATAGATCAAGGCTTTTACAAGCGCGCTCAACAGCAAGGATGCTGTATCCCTCTTTGATTGTCTCGATGTCGGCAATCATATCGCTTGTGTTCCAACCCAAAGAGGTTGCATGCTGAGACAAAAGAGATTCGATCCACAAGTTCCTTTTGTCCACCTCAAAAGATTTTGAGATTTTCAGCACATTGTGCTTTTTCTCTTTCTTTATATCTTTTTCTTTTTTCTTTTTCTTTTCTTCTTTTAGGCGGCACGATTGATCCTCATGTATAGGAACAATAGATCCCATAGTGCGGCACGTTTGATCCTCATGTATAGGATCATTTGATCCTCTTGACGTGTTGGGTAATAGGATCAATCGTGCCGGTGTTGGTGTCGTGAGGATCTTTTGTTCCTCCTCTTTTTTCCGCTCACCGTTTCGCATTGTGTTTGTAAGTCTTTTGTCAGCATCAACAATAATAAGACCTTTTTCTTTGAGATCTGAGATTGCCTTTCTTACTGTTCTTGCGGCCATGCCAAGATCATCAGCAAGGCGCGCTTGTGATGGCCAACATTCAATCTGATCATCACCGATCATATAAAATTGTAATTCCAAAAACACCAAAATCGATGCTCTCGAAAGATCTTGTATATCTCGCAATTTATCGCGATGTAATTTAATATATAGGTTGTCCATTTTTATCCTCGTTGTTGGTTGTGTTGTGTTGTATATATACACTAACGCAATATACAAATATTGTACAACATTTTTTGAGGATCTTGCATGTATGTAGTATTGGACACCGAAACAACCGGATTATATCCCAATCGCGGTCATGAGATTATCAGCTATGCAGGGATCAAACTTGATCGCAACCTCAATGAGATCGGGCGTCTCCATATACGTATACAGGCCAATATGCAAAATGCGGATCCAAAGGCATTGCGGATCAATCGATACAAACCACAGCTATGGAATAGCGCATGTGAACCACGGCAAGCCGCTGTGAAAATATCGGAGTTTATGAGAGACTGCATACCCGTTGCGCACAATTGGGATTTTGATCGCTCGTTTATTCTAAAACTTTTTGCGGACCATGCACCACATTGCAAAATCTTACGGCGCGGTATTGACACCATTGCACTGGCAAGTGCCGCGCTCATCCCGCTTGGTTATACATCCATGTCAATGAGTAGTATTTGCAAAATCTTTGGATGGCCAAAACAAACCCATGAGGCCCTTGATGATACGTTGATGTGTGTTGCGCTCTTTCGGTTACTGTATCCTCACAATATACAAAACGTTTTAAAGGTGCGCCTAATGATTTATCGTGCTAAGATTGGAATGTATTGCAATCCCCTATCAAAAAAATAATATGGCAACATACGATCAAATGATTAGCAGCGCGGGCGCGTCTAGTATCGGCACCGCATATGATACCGCAAAAGCGGTTGCGTTGCAGTACACAAAATTTGGAAAACAGCAAATCAATGTGCACGCATCAATGCTAGAGGTACAGCTATCAAATATATCCAGCGTTACAAAACTATACGCAACGCTCTCAAGAGATGCCGCCGGCGATAATATACTTATGACCGAAACACGAAGCGACATACAAACCGGCATCACAACCAATACAAAAGGTTGCGCGCTGTATAGGATGGATGTAATCATACGCGACATCCAAGACAAGACATTGTATTTGCATGTGCGCACCAATACCGGATCATGTGATGTTGATTCGGCGTCACTCACATATGCTTGTTAGGGTTATCAGGATATGCCTATAAAAAATGTGTTTAACGATGAAGGTGGCACCGGTCTTGAGGTTGGCGCGCAAACCGCCCAAACAACACAGATTGATGATTTTACGTCACAAACGAATAATGAAAAAGTGCGATTTAATACCAGTAGGGACATGACAACGGGATCGCTCAATGTATATCTCAATGGATTGCGGCAACGCAGTTCTAGGATATCGATCATAGATGATCGTAATTTTGAGTTTTCACAAGCACCGCAGACAGGAGACACCCTCGAAGCGGTTTACCTCACACCCTCGGAGTAATCCACATGTCAGTACAAATTAGAGGCGGTCAGATAAAATCCGCATCCATTACCGCAACGCAATTAGCAACCGGTATCATTAACAATTCCAACCTTCTTGGCGCATCCGTTGTCGCAAGTTCCGCTCTTGCAAACGATTCGGTGGTCAGTGCCAAGATCGCGGATGGCGCTATTGATAGCAGCGCATATCTTGCAAATAACGTGGTCACAGCCGCAAAGATTGATCTTTCGGGATCGTTCACCTTTTCGGGATCTATCAGTGTACCCACGCCGACAAGCGATGCACACGCCGCCACAAAAGCCTATGTCGACTCCACAGCTCAGGGAGTGCATTGGAAGGAAAGCGCGATCGCCGCCTCCACGGCCAATGTTGACATATCAAGCGCACCATCGGCCATAGATGGAGTAACTCTTTCTGCGAATTCTAGAGTCGTTCTCAAAGACCAGAGCACGGCATCGCAAAACGGAATTTATGTCTTCTCTAGTGCGGGTGCTGCATTGACGCGCGCCGATGATGCCAACACCGCCGCTGAGTTGGAAGGTGCTGCCGTATTCGTTCGACAAGGATCAACACACGCCGATCAAGGTTTTATTGTTACAACCGACAATATCAATCTTGGTGTTACTGCGATCGTAATTACTCAATTCACCGGCCTTGCGAGCATCACCGCGGGCGATGGATTGTCTAAGTCAGGTTCCACTTTATCCGTTGATCTTTCATCCAATGCCGGTCTTGAGTTCTCAAGCGGTGAGTTGCAAGTTAAAGCGGGCAACGGCGTTGAATTGCAATCTGGGTCTTTGCAAGTCAAACTCAACGGATCCACGCTTGCGGTTGGTGCTTCCGGTCTCTCTGTTGGTACAATCACCGCATCTGAGTTGGGTGCAAACTCGGTTACAGGTGCAGCGATTGCGGATGGTTCTATTGGTGATTCCGCGCTCTTTGGAGCGGGTGTTGTTGATGCGGCGGCCATCGGTTCCAATGCCGTAACCTCCGCCAAAATCAATAGCTCTGCGGTGACTTCCGCCAAGATTGCAAGTGCGGCCGTTGACGAAAACAAATTGGCCTCATCCGTAGCTGGTGATGGTCTTGCGGGCGGTGCCGGATCTGCTTTGAGCGTCAATGTTGATGATGCAACCGTTGAGCTTAACAGTGACGCACTACGCGTCAAAGATGGCGGGATCTCAAACGCTAAGTTGGCAAGCGCATCCGTTGCAACCGCCAACGTCCAAGACGATGCAATTACGGCCGCCAAGATTGGCGCGGCATTTTTCCAACAAGGGTTTCAGATCTCAGGATCATCCACTTCAAGCATCGATCTTGCTCGTGCTGTTGATGCTGGTTTCCTCAATGGTATCTTGGTATTCAAGAACGGTTTGGCGATCCGCAACATGACCGCCTTCGGTGATTCAGCGGCCAACAACGATGAGTATACCGTTGCCAATAATGGCGCGGGATCGGTCTGTCGTTTGAGCTTTGGCGGCAACCTTGATAACGGCGACGAAATAAGCTGTATCTATTTGACATAATCCAACGCAAACAAAAATCTCCTCTTTTTGTACCCGCATCCACTGCGGGTTTTTTTTGTGCATAAAAAAAGACCACATTGTGCGGCCTTGTTGGTTTTGCTGATTTATCAAGAACAGTATATTGATATGTTTTTACATATTTTTGATTGTGATGACGCATAAGGCACTTCCCACATTCCGCATTTTAATCCATAGCCATTAAGTGTTTCCTCAGATTCTATCTCATCTAAATATTTTTTAGCGTCCTTCTTTTTTTTGAAGGCTTTTAGTTCTGGCTCTAATTGTAAACGGTCTAAAATCCATACGATATATATCATTGTTGTTGTCCTTGTTTGGGGGGTTGTGCCCCTTTCGGGGCTTGGTTGTTACTTGATACGCTTAATTGCTGCTATCATGATTGAGCGGCAAATTCCACATGTTACCTTTTTAGGGTCTGTTGTTTTGTTACCATACTCGGAAACCATCGCACCACGACCAGCAGGGCATCCGAGGATCGTATCTGTTACATGCCAATGCAATGGTAACTCCCTACCCTTTCTGTGCGGCTTACTCTTGGATTTGTATCGCTTCCAACCTCCATTAGCGCGCACTTGATCATTATCCATTATATCTTCTAATCGTGTGCCGTTTTCTTTCATCCATACGCCAATAACGGCTTTATGATTCGGATTGTATTGTTGATTTATTGGCATATCGTATCCTCTTTCGGTTTGGGGTTGTTGTTGGTTACCTTTTTATTATTACATGATTATATTATATTGTAAAGACCTCAAGTAAAAATAAATGAAAATAAATTAAATTTATGTACTACTCTTCAGTTTTTCCTTTATCCGTATCTCTTGTATTTGCTCTTTGAGCGGCTCTAAGATCGCGAATAATTTTTTTTGACCACGTTCAAGTGCTTGTATTCTTGAGCTAAATCCGCTCACCAATTGATCACGATCTTTGTTGAGTTCATCAATTACTTTCTCAAAACGGCCGCGTATTACCTCTTCTTGTTCTTTTGCTTCTTTGCGGATCTCTTTCATTTCATCGCGTTGCTCTTTGTTGGTTTTGCGTTGATCCCAATACTGATATAATAAGAATCCTACGAAAGGCGCGTTAGTTGCAAGGTCAAGCCATATTTGTGTAACAGTTGATTGATCCATATCCTTAATCCTCTAGTAGTGTGTAACTGAATGTATCACCAATGCCCGCGCCTACTTGCATCTCACATAACGCGATAAAGCGCGCAAAATCGGCGGGATGAACAAAAACCTGACAACCGGCGGAATACCAACGCGTTGATTTTGCAAGAGATCCACTATTGGAGCTTGCGGCTCGATGTATATTTATCCCAAAATAGCCCGTATCTTCTTTTGTATCCCCGCCTATATCGCTGATTTTGTCGCGCGTTTGGTCACGATATACAGTTACTTCACCTTTGCGTTGGCATAAAGCTCTATACGTTTTTCGGTGCAAATCAAGGCAATAAACGCCTCTATACTGGCCGGCTTTGAGGATGGCCACACCTTTTGCGTTTGATGGGTTTAGGTGTTGTTCAGCGCTTGGATCGGTTGTGGCTTGGTATGTCTCGTGGATCCATTCTCCATGCTCTTTGTATATACAATGGATCTCATCGTCAAACTTGCCCGCGATCCGATTGGGTGAGCGCACGCCAATAATGTTGAGATCATAATCTTTCTTTGTAAAAATTGCATAACCAAGATCCGCACATCGTTGCAAAATCGATGGCATATCTTTTGATTTTGTGTATTGCATTTCAAATTCCGAAACTTAAAACTGTGGCGGCACACCCAACACGATATTGCATGTGCGATCATTTAGATTATACCCTATTTCCAAGACCATTGCCGGCCTTGCTACATATGATTCACCGACTTGCGTATAGCTATCTCTTATGTATCGCGACGATAAAAGCACAAAATCACCGGCACAAAGTACGGCAAACCGAAGAGATACGCGCAAAGATATTTTTGCCCAATTGTAAAAATCCCATATCGCCATTCGATCCCGATCACCAATGCCCATATTTAATTCGTTCATATCGGCATCATAATAAAAGCCAAACTCGCGCTCTTTGATACCAGCAACCGGCAACGAGTTTGTAAGGCTATTCGATCGCGCCGTTCTTGTGCCCGCTACATTATACGCCATATTGACCGCAACAAATACCGCTTTTAGTGCAGGATCAAAAAAGTCAATACTGTTTATGGATACAATGTGCACATCTCGAATATGCGCGGATAATGCCGGTTTGTTGCCAAATGTACCGGTTGGATCAAAACAACCGCGCCACGTAAACGAATTTTGACGCATCACCGGCCATTGCCCAACCTCAGCAAAAATATCCATAATCGCGCGCAATCCATTTTCGATGGGTTGAAATGCTGTAAAATCGATGGAGTATGATGTGCCCGAATCTCCTATAATATACGTGTTGGTTGATTGGGCATCAATCGCATCAAAGAAATCATGTGGTAATGGAAAACCAGATCCATATGATTGAGGTAAAAGATCAAGCGGGCCATTTGTGCCGGATCCTGTACTTGTAATGATCTGACCAAAAAGAGCATGCGGCGCACCTTTGATCCGCACCGCGTTTGTAATCAGCGATCCCACTGGCATGGTTTGTGCGCTCACGCTTGATGGATGATCAGCGTTACCGGACACAGTGAAAGACGTTGCTCCTTTTGCGCTCCATCGCATATAAAACGCATCGCCGCCGGTTGGCTGACAATACAAGATTCCATCGTGCGCGCTCGATTTATCAAAGTTTGTTGTGCTTGCAACGTTTAGCGTTGTATCGCTTGGATTGAATGTGCTGGATACGGTTGTTGTGTAGTTGGTGCCGTAAAAAAATTGTGCTTGCGATATATTGCCGCTGTATGTTTTGCTAATCCTGCTTTGGAATGCTGACAATATATCTTTAAAGCGTAATCGATATGTGCCGCGTTGGCCCCGTATACTATCGAGCTGCCCAATACTCAATCTTTGTTGTGTTGTCAATCCCTCAAGATGACATCGAAGAATGGCAATACATCCACGCCGCAAAAATCTAGTATACTGCGTGATATCACCGGCAAGAGAAACCGAAAATGATCCAAAAGACACTGACCACCTATGGGGTATCACGCTTGTACCCTCAACGCTTGCATCAACGATCTGTAACGCGCCATAATCACTGTATATTTTTACCGATCCGTTGATCGGGGTTTGTATAATCTCAATCTCATAAATCGGCGTTATTGATGGTGATGATAACGCATCGATAAAATCACTACTCCAACCCATGATTAAGATCCATATCGCTGTTTGTGTACCGATTGCACCGTTTGCGTTTCTCTCACACTTGGCACCTCTCTTCCGGTGTCCAAAGTAATACGACCGGTTTGATCCTCAAGATCGCCGCTTGATGGAGATGCGGGTATAAATTGCAGGTTGTATCCATCACCGTTATGCGCAGCAAAGAGCAAATCATAATCAACAACTAGCCGTATGGATAGCGAGAAAAGACGCCCACCTTCGTTTGTGATGATTGCCCGCCCAACATCGGATTGCGGTCTTTTGAGTACCGGCCATGTACGATAGTACCGCATAAATACCGGCCTGTTTGAGTAATCAAAATTTAATCTCTTCTTGAGCGTTACCGATCCACCGGATCCCGCTGTAACGCTTATTGCATGGATCTCGTGCGTTTCTCGTATATACGGCGGGTTGTCGCTTTCAACCACAACGTAATCACCTGCAACCGGCAAAACGCTTGTGCCGGTTATGTCGGAAAAAACCGCATTGTTTACATTGTAAACAAACTTCCCCGCTTGCGGTGGCGTTGTAAAAGGTGCGGCCCATGCTTTATCAGCATCGGCACAAAAGAACACGGAAAACCCGCGATCTAGATGGTTTTGCAGTGCATCAAACTGGATAGCAAGATCCTCACCCAGTTGCATGCGATCTCTTTGTATTGTGATAACCTCGCCACCACGGGAAACACTGCGAAAGATTGCACCGGATTGCGTAACCGCATCAACGGCATCATGCTCAAATTCACTTTGTAGCTCACCAAGCGGCTCACCAAGATCGATCTCAACCAAATGCCGTCCATCGGGTTGCGGGTAATAAAAAAACTTTGCATTGCCCATATCAACGCCCTCCAAAAAGCGGATTTGTGGATTGACCAAATGATCCGTATCTTTCTTCGATTTTCTCAACAAGTTCATCGATTGCCGATCTTTCCGTTACAATGCTGTTGATTGTAATGTTAACCGATCCCGATCCACTTATTGCGGCTTGTGCATCACGCGCAACACTCGAAG